TAAGTGAAGATATGTTTGCACCAAAAGATGCCTTCATATCCTGTAACGCAGCACCAGTATATGTGGTGTGCCAGACGATACCAACTTTTGCTTTGTTGATAGTCTTACCCAATGCAGAATCCGTAGGCACAGCGTAAACAATCGTGTTAGGTTGAAAGGTGTAATACTTAGTGCCGTCAATAGTTTCTGATTCTACATCATCAGTAAACATTAAATCACCTTGTAGAACATCCTTGATACCTAACTTGGAAAACTCTGCAAGTGCGACTTTGAATTTTGAGTTGAGCGCTCCAGATAAATCAGCGTCAATCTCTGCGTTTGTTTTGTATAATTTTGGATTGACATTAAATACTGATTTCTTCGCAACGAAAAAATCTCCTGTCTCTGGTTCTATACCACAGAAGATTGCAGGCGCACCATCCCACTTGACTGTCATATTTACCGAACTACGACTTGCACCAGCAAGCATATCTCGTAATGAACGTAGGAAGTTTAGAGCAGCTCTACCACCGTCTACACCATAGTTGAGTATTTCATCTTCTAGATGTTCTAGGTGAAGGTTTTTTCCACCCTTATCTTCTGTGAGTTGTGAGAATGGCATCATAATGGAAATTTACCACCACCAGAAACCCTAACATTAGAAACACTAATGCCCAAAAAGTTCATCAAACCACTTATCATTTTTTCACCAAGAGTTTTTATATAATTAAAAGCTTCATTAATTCTTTTTAACACAGCTTCATATATTCGTTTTATTGCATTTGTTACTTTAGAAGAAATACTCTTAACTTTTGACTTTATTTTATTCCACATTGCAAATTCATCTAATTGTTGAAAAGACTCATACAACATACCTTCTTTTTCAAGTTCTTCATTAATTATTTGTTTTAAAGTAACTTGTTCATTAATGTTCTTTTTAATTGCTCTAACATTTTTTGACCTAAGTGATAGATATGGGCGAGAATTTGCATCTCCAGTTTTAAATGATACAAAAAAATTATTACCTTTTGCAAGAGTTTTTCCAGCAACTTTTGGAGAATCTAAATTTAAATAGTCTTTAATAGTTCCTGTTTCATTAAACTTAACTACTACGTTTGCAACTGCATCTGGTGATGGTTTAAATTTTACAGTTCCAGTTGCAGCCTCCCAACAAAAATAACTTTTAAACAATTCGTCACTAAACAAATTATCCATTTTAGAAGTAATTGATTTTGCATTTAGTTGTAAACCTTCCATCTCTTTAATTTTAGCTTCATCTCCCCTTGAAAGTTTATTGCCGCTATCTCTTAATTTTTCTACAGAACCAATTGTTCCTTTAGTACTCATTCTGCCCATATCCTCTTGAATGGTAGTTATAACAGACTCGACTTTTTTCTTTCCTGTAGAATCTATAGAATACATACTCATTGCAGCCTCAAAGGTAGAGATTGCTTCTGCTTGTCCAGCACTCATTAATTGAGAACCACTAGCCTTTTTCAATGATATTTTTTTGTTTTTTCCTATAATATCAGTCTTTGGGGTTTTATCTATTCCCTTCCAAATTGGATTTGATGGAGCAGTTGAACCTCCTAATTGTTTTAATTCCGTTACGCCAATTTTATCAATAAATTCTTGACCAAGTTTCATACTTGGGTTTTCATACTCACCCCAAAATTTACCCACCTCATCCCATTCTGGGCCGGTATTCCATTCTCTGTTTTTAATTTTATTAACACCAATGGCAATTAGAGCTTCCCATTGCGCTCCAGAAGGTGTACCTGATTTTGCAGTACTAAAACCATTTTCTGCTTTGGGAATTTTACTAAAAGAACCTATGTTATCCTTAAATAATTTTTTAAAGTTAATAAGGTCTTCGCCTTCTGGTGGGGTATCAAAAGTTTTTATAACTTTGATTAATTCGTTATTAGAATTGATTGATGAAATTTTGTTATTAGAAGAATCTATTAATTCTCCAGAAGTAGCTTTATCAATAAATCTTTGTAAATTATCTCTTTTCCAAAGATCATCATATTTAATACCGCTAGAAGCTTCAAGTAAGTCTTGAACCCTGTCTACAGGTGGAATGTAATTTTCTGTGCGTGGCTTTAACTGCCGGACGTAACCATTTAAACTCATCAACCTCTCCATTTGTATAGTATTTATACTATTTATAGTAACAGAGAACTCTGATAATGTCAAGCAATTATTTTTCGAGGGTGTATTTTGTGGTGATAACGTATTTTCGGGCAGGATTTACCATTACGTTGAATCGGTTCATAGTAAATCTGTTTAGTAAGACATCTGAGCCCATTTCGGAGCGGTCATTCAATCCAAACATAACATCTTTATATGTTGACCCTGCAAAGTCTATATCAAGTTTAATTACAGGTCTTTCATCACTTCCACCACCTGTATCAACCTCATAGGATTTAATCCAGTTTGTAGTTATAGTCTTACCCTGCAATGTAAAGGTAATTTTCTTACCTTTCACATCAATGTCCTCAGCGTGCAAAACTGAGAGAACTGAATTACCCGTATCAAACTTTGTCTCTAGTTCTCCAAATGGAGCAATACTTACCACTTCTTCATATCCACACTGAACTGGTGAAGTACGTCTTGATGCAGTATCTTTAAAATGTTCTAAAACTTCTTTTATAATATTCTTTCCAGAAGCTTCCTCGATGCCTTCGCTGCCAGGCGAACTGTTTACTTCCAGTATAAATGGTGGTTCTGTTTTAGAATTGCTAGACGGTATAAAATCAACCGCAGTTAGAATACCATCTAATGCTTTTGCAGCAAGTAGAGACTGTTCTATTTCAAGGTCAGATAGTTTGTAAGACTTAACTTTTGCACCCTGAGAATAGTTGCTTCTAAAATCACCCTCTACAACATCTCTTTGCATAGTGCCGATAATTTTACCACCAAGAACAATTACACGAACATCAAATTCACTCTTAATATATTCTTGAATTAATAAATCTGAACTTGAATCTGTCTTGTACATCAACTGTACAATTGAGGTTAATGCACGTTCTGATTCAATAAACAAAACACCAACACCTTTAGACCCCCTCAAAGTTTTCATTATAATAGGAAACTTTGTATCAAGTTTTTTAACTGCGTTTTCTAGCTCATCTTGATTTGGTACGAGAACCGTTTTGGGTTGAGTTAATCCGTAATCTTTTAACTTGATATAGGTACGAAACTTATCTGCTGCCATATTGATGGTCAGTCTAGGATTGACACAACAAATGCCTATCTTTTCTAGCTCTGAAATTAAATCTAATGAACTGTCTCTAGATGGTGTTCCACGAACAAACACAACTGTATCAGAGGGAGAAATATCAAATCCCTTTTCATCACCAGCTTCATGAATTTTGTAAGTCTTATCATAGGACAGGTTTGCCCCATCCAAAGAAATGACATAGTTTGCAAGTCCTAACTTATCGGACTCTTCTTTTATGCGTTTTGAAGTAATTGCTTTATCGCCATGTTCAGCTGAAAGAACTACAACTCTGTAGTCTTCTTGTTTTGCTTCAGTGATAAATGACTTGAATTTTTCCATCAGGATTCTTTTTTCTTAGACCCGATGTTGTATTTGGTTTCTAAGGCCCATTCATTTTTTTCTAGAAAGGACAATACTTTGATTTGACTAAGGGGAGCAAGTTCTCCAACTTCATCAATAATGTTTACTAGACCCCAATCTTTTAAAAGCTTTGCAATAGTGTTTCGTCTTGCAACATCATTTTCAGTTAGGTTTGTATTTTTACCATCTAGTGCAAACAATTCCTTGAAGTGAAGCACATAATAACGTCCTTGCTTGTGTAGAATATGACACGATTGATATAATTTCTTTTCTTTTCTTGATGCAACGCCTATACGAGAAAGTGTCTCCCGAACCTTTAAAAAATCATCTGGTTCGTTTAGAGTGATCTCCAACATGTCCTCTTGTGTCCAATTAATTTCTTCCATTTCTTCCACCTTTATTTAATTTTATTTTTATGGCAGAAATTTGTTCATCATCTAGTATATCAAGAGCGGCCTTTGCCTTTTCGTTGTTGTATCCATAATACTCTTTAACATATTCTAGATTTTTTAATTTCTTCGCCTTCAACCAAGGAGTATATCTTTTCCTTGTTCTCAGACTATTTAGTAAAAAATCAAACTGTAACTTCTTATCTAGGTGGTGGTATTGATTAAGTTCATTAACAAGAAGTATTGTATCAGGAAACGGAGCAACACACTTGTTTACAATAAAGGGTGCGTATTTCTTTTCCCATACCTCATCTTCGCTGTCCATCAAAGATTCTTTGGACACATTTATTGCATTGAGATAATCTTTTAGTTCATACATTTTATTTATCAACCCATGTTTTAAATACAACAACAGTTCTTAGATCATAACACTGTCGTGAAACAGGTTGTGCTTGATGTGGTGCGTATGCAGGGAATACGATTAGACGATTGCCAATGTTTTGTACTAACTGGCCATCAACAACAGTTCCACCGCCCCAATCCATTTTCCAATCAAGTCTAGGATAATACATCATAGTAAAGTCGCCATCATCCATATGCATGTGTGGTTCAATACCATGTGTATGTGCGTTCAAATACAATCGTTTGAATTCACTTACATTGTATTTCTCTTTAAAATTATACTTTGCAAGTGCAGTATCCCAAATAGGCATCAACCACTCGTATTCATTACTTGTTACTTCCCAAGGATTATGCCCACAAAAAACGTGCCAATGTTTGTTTGGAGTTCCCTGTTGAGAATGGTAATCATACTTCCAAGTTTGTTGTTTTAATTTAAGGTCAATTAGTTCTGCAAGATGCGGTTCTAATACGTTATCATATATGTCAATCATTTAATTTTCAAGGCCTCCAGCTAGTAGAGCTAATACACTCGGTTTTGGTAATTCCCTATATGGGATTCTTTCTAAATTTCCAGCAACCAAAATTCTTTTTTCATCACATGCATATGGTGGAACTTCATGTCTAACCCAAGCAGGAAATAAAACTAAATCTCCTGAGTCTGGAAATATATAGTGGTTTCCATCTCTACCATCTGGAAAAACTAATGGACTTGAACCTTTAGGTGTGTCAATATAATAACACCAAGACCAAACATTTGGCCAGTGAGCATGTGCAATAGAAAATTGCCCTCTAGTATACATCACCCCCCAACAATCTGATGTTCTACACTTGATAGGTGTTGAACCCATCTTCTCAGCGTATGGTATTATTATATCACACAATTTCTTAAATTCAGCATGACGTTCATGCATATTAAGATTAGTTATATTTGCTTGAACAATTGTTGCCTGACTTTTCCACTCATCGCCCGTGTTAAGAATAATCTGTTTAACACTATTGTGCAACTTCTCACCAACTCTATCAAGTATATTTTTAACCAAGATAGGGCGAGATATATTGAAGTCATAACTTACAACCTTGTTTCTAACAAGAGGAATTTTAGCAGGCTCGGTCATTTAAACTTTGCAGCTCCCATAATTTCAGTCAAACAAGCCATCAGATTTATTTCTTGGTCTGCAACAAAAGCTGCTTTATATTGATATTCAGCCAGTATAACAACCACATGAGGAATACTACCATTGTCCACATAGTTATACAGATTATCATAAAGTTTTCTAAACAAGCGACTAGGATCATTGTCTAGATTATCGACAACCCATTTGCGAACATTGGTAAACTCTTTTTTCTTCATTCCTTCCATCA